TTATTCAGCTTTGCTTTCTTTCAACTTATCTGAATCTTCATCTTTTAATTTAATTACAAGAAGTAGTATTGCAACGCAGGCTAAACATCCAGAAATAATAATAAGTATAGACCTAGTAGTATCTTTATCCATACCGAGCGGTATAAAATTCTTTAATACTCCAATAGCCTTTATGTCTTTGCCATCTACTTGCGTCTGATAATATGAAAAAACTACAAAATCACTACTCTTTGTGGATGTATTTATAATTTCTTTTCCTACTAAAGCTACTAAACTCTTAGCATTGACATTCTGATTTTGTGAAATGTATTGCTCCTTAACCCAATTTGTATACGTATCTTTATTGGGATTAGTAATAGCCATTAAAAGGATTATAAAAAGGAATATAAATAGTGGCATATTTTTTTTCAACAAACTCACCCTTTGTCTTTAGTATATCATTGCAATTATACCATTATTTATGTTGTTATACTATATTTATTCAGATTTATCTGTAACTTGTTTTATTAACTGATTACCTAAAACCGTTGCACCACTTACCAGTATCCCTTGAATAACTGCTTGTACGGTAACACCCATTAAAGAAATTGCTCCAACAATTCCTAAAGCTAATAATATGTAAGGAATTGACCAATCCTTTATTTTAGGAGTATTCTTCAAAAGCATACCTATTATATAAAGAACTGGTATGAGAACTAATGCTTGCTCAGTTATAAATTTAATTATATCCATTTATATTTACCTCCAAATCTATCTTAATATATATGTAAGGATTTCTTTTAGCTTTTGCCTTGAACTCTCTGTTCTCTTTCCATTAAGATTATCCTCATCCAAAGATTTTCCCTCATAATCCCTTATTCCTAAAACATTACATACATGTTGTACATCTTTTATTTGCATAGAATTCACTATCCTTTCAACATTATTAATTGTATTTATCATTGATTGTACTTCTTCTCTAAATTGGTCTACTGTTTTACCATACTCGGAAAAGAAATCAATAGGGTCATTATGCGTTGTTTCATGCCATTTTGCTGATATTTCTGCGTGAGATAAAATGTTATCTTTACTTACTGTATTAATTTTAATTTTATTAACTAATTTATAAGCAAAATACCATACTGCTCTATTCCAAACCTCATTGAATTTACTTTCATCATGAGTTGCTGGTTCACATAACTCTACCTGTAAATATCTATGATTTGAAGTATATCCACTACCCCACGCAACTTCATTGTCTGGAATAGTTTCTATAATATCTGTCCAATCAATAAAAGCATGTGCTGAAGCTTTTCTATTTCCAGTATTAAAATAGTTAAATTCATTATTTGCTGTAGCACCTTTATCATCGGTAGCATGAAGCACTATTCCTTGAGGACTTAAACTCTCGTGCGAACGATTATAAGATATAAATTTCTGTGTAATATTGTACACTTAATCACCTTCTATCCAATTATTTTAATTGCCGCAATAATTCCGCCAACAATACTTATTGCCTTTATTAGTTCTATTACAATCTTAGACCAAATTTTATTGTTGTCAGAATTACCACTCTTAAAAAGAACTTTCAAATCATCTATTCTTTCAAAAATTTGTTTTACGTAAATCCTAGTCTCTGCCTGATTTTGCTTTAATTCTACAATATCGCTACTATGTATTTTTACAGTTTCTTTAAGCTCTTCTATATCGTCTTCTATATTTTTAAATCTTATTTCGTCCGCATTATCTCCCAAAATCATTTCTCTCCTTTCGCAAAAAATAGTAAAAGCACCTACCTAAGTAGATGCTACAGCCTAGTTTCCTATTGAGAAACAATTTCTTGTTTTTGTTCCTCTGTAATCCAACCTTTTGAAATTGCATTATTTAAGCCTTCCTCTGTTAATTTACCTTCTTTATAAAGTCTTTTTAAAGTCTCAAACAATTAAAGCACCCCCAAATTAGATAGAACTAATGTATCTACAGTTTCTTTCAAGATTTCCAGTTCATTTTTAGGTTGTGGAATAGGTGATGGATTATGCTTTTCAATTAAGCCATTAATTTCAGTTATATCTGCATCATCCTTTGCAACAAAATAATCAGCACCAAAATAATCAGCAGGATTAACTAAATTAGCTTTTACTAATTCATCATGCAATTTATCCAAATTTACTATTTTATTATAATTGATATTCATTAATTGCTCACCATCCTTGCACTAAAAGTAGTTATATTTGTGCCTCCGTCAACAGACAGAGAACTACCGCTACTTTGATATGCAAACAATTCTATGTAATCGCCAACATTTAATCTATAGTCCGTCGATACTTGCAAATTTGTACTTGATGAAGAACTTGCAGAGACCTGAGTTACAGCAATATTAGTAGTATTATTGGCAGAGAGGGTTATACTCCTCATGCCAGTTGCATTTGCAGCAAATTCTACTGAACCAATAATATGATAAATACCTGCAGTTTTAGCTGTTAATCTAGTGTTGTTTGTAGTGTTGTCATGCATGTTATCAGTGTCCCACGTTTCCTTGTCAAATGCTAAAGCTGTATTTACACCTGATGTAATACTTTGGTTTGCAGATTTGTAAACTTTGCATATCTTAGGGTTCGCCAAATCTGCCAACTGCGAACCAAATAAGTCTACATTTTTTCTTGCATCTGTTATATTACCTGTATTTATTACAGATACATTATTACCTACAAAAATTTGCGCCAATGCAAGTTGATTTGCTGTTGGTAATGGCGCTGTTGGGGAACTATTTGGAGTCCCTTGAACAGCTTTAACATTGGTTACTTTATTTATTATGTCTACCTCTAAAACAATTATATCTATTCGATTGTATCCGCTTGTATTTGCGACTATAGGCATATTAACTACACTATCGGATTTTATATAGTATCCGTTTTTTGTGGCACTTCCAATTGCCACATCTACGCTTAAATTTGACGGACTATGTGCTGTAACTAAAAAAGCTCCACTACTTACAGAATAAATTCCATCCGTAAGAAGCGAAGCCCATGGCGCAACATCATCTGCTGCTGTATATGTTAAACCATCTAAATAATTAATTTTAAATGCCATCCGTATACCTCCTATTTTGTATATAATTTTATTTGTGGTGGCTGAGGTCTATATATTGTTTGACCCACAGTTATTATTCTGTTACTGTTTTTAAAGTCGTGTTCCATTTCAACTATACGAAGTAAATCAGTATATCCCCAATAGCTTTTTAAGCTTACCGTAACGCTGTCACCAATACTTATATCCGAGAAAGGGCATAATGAACTATCATTTACATTTAAGCTTAAATTGTTTAAAGGATATGCTCTCCTCTGAAGTTCAGCGTTAACATAGTTATCTAATGTGCTTTGAATAGTTATACCACTATTTGCACTATAAGTGCCTTCTATTTGTCCATAAAGCACTATAGAATTACTGTCTGATGCCTGTGAAGTAATAGTAGTATCGTTATTATTGGATTCGCTATAGATATTGTTAGCACAACTTAATATGCTTTGGTCAAGAGCAGGAGTTAAAACAATATTGTCAGAATCTCCACCAAATTCAAGGCTATAATAAGATTTATTCTTGCCTTTTCTAAGATAAAAGTTAAATTTTCTATCATTGTCTACTTCTATGTCATAGTTAGCTTCCTGAATAAAGCTTTGAATCTTATCAAGAAGCACATCGGTATTACTTACTAATCTCTGAGTCAAAAGAGAATTGCTTTCTATATTTCCTATGGTTATTCCTGTGTTATATCTATTGTTTGCATCGTTAATCATAGTTTTAATTAAATTTCCATAAGTCATTTGTGCATATGAATAATTTCTTAACCTTACAAGCTTAAATAAATATAAATACCCATAACAACTTACTTTTAATTTAGGAAATGAGAAATTCCTTGAAACTATAATTCCTCCCCAAAGTCTGCTATTATCTTGCCATACTTCGACATGATTGCTGAATTGAATATTTATTTGATTACACTTAGGGCTACTAAGAGAAATAGAAAACTCTGCTTTGCCTATTCCGTTTAAAGTCCATGTGCATTTCAAATCATCAAATTCATACAGCTCATCGAGAATATTATGATTTCTATCAAATATCTTTATTAATATCACTACAGCCACCTACTTTGCAAAGAAACTGTGCAATGTTGTTTACTTTCTAAGCTACTTCGAGTAAAAGAAAAAATGCTATTACCCGGCAAACATTTAATCCAATTACCATTCTTTAAATCCATTCTCAACACACCGTTTAAATATATACCTCTAGTGCTAATATTATTATCAATTACCAAAGTATCATTTACCCCTAGAGGTATATTAAAACTCATAATTTCTCCTGTGTTTTGATTGGTTATTGTAAAGTTAGAACATGTACCAACAACAGTAATGATTGGATAAGCGACTGCATTTCCTAAGTTTGTTACTGTGCCCTGACCACCAGTAACTGCTCCATAAGAAATTGGGTATTTAATTGGATATGTTAAACTTGAAGCTGATACACTACCAAGTATGATGTTCTGAATATCAACACTATAAATATAAGGGTCTGGGGCTATGAATTGCATTGATATTTCATTATTCCAAGGTTCCTGAGTAGCTATATTAACTAAATATGCATTTATGAAGATATTAGGAAGTCCTTCAACTCCCATTTCTATTTTTTTAAGCTGATTGTCGTTTACCAAAGCTGTAATTTTTAAAATATTACTATAAACATTGCTTTTAATAATGCCATTAACTATAAACTTTCTTTCATTTATTTTTGCATAGTTAAATATCTTTCCATTATTTAAACTAGAATTTAAAAAGGCTTCCGCATCAAGATTAAATAAATTTCTAGGATAAAAAGCCATATCTGAGGTATATAAATCAACTCCATTAATTTTAAAATATGTAACTTTCATGTGTATACACCTCCTATAATGCAGCTAAGAATTGTAATTGTGCTAAAGTTGCTCTTTCGTCGCCTTTGCTCTGAACAATAAATTTATCTATATGAAAATGTTGTTCATTCCCTGACTTATTAAGTGGTGTTACCCTTGCCCCTTCAGGCAAGTCTAGAAATTCGGGACCCTTTTCGCCAACAAGTACTCTTCCCGCTCTTGTTATATCTCCACCATTAGCAAGCATAGGAATGTGAGGAATATCAATTTCTTTACCGCCCACTAAGGGAACCCAATCGGGAATCTTAATCTTATCAAGTCCATCAATAAAAGAATTCAATCCTTTAATCGCCCAATTTATTGGCTGTTTTATTATATTTACTAAACCTCCAAATATATTTGAAGCAACTGAGCTTATTCCTTCCCATATACTTTTAAGTTTCGCAGAAACAACATCCCAATTTTTATATAAAAGAACACCTGCTGCTATAAGAAGACCTATTCCTATAATAACTAGAGCAATAGGGTTCATTTCCATTGCTAAATTCCAACTTTTTTGTACGGCTGTAGCTACTTTAACAACTGTATTCCATGCCATCATAACTTCTTGTATTGTCTTTATAGCATTTAAAGCAATAATGCCACTAAACACAAGTCCTAATACAATGCTTAATTTACTTCCATTATCAGCTACAAATGCAATAGTATCTCCTAGAACTTTAACAACTTTGTCTATAAACTCTGTTATTTTAGGTGAATTTTCATTGAGCCAATCTGCTGCTTTTCCAAAGTAAGGCATTAGCTGATTACCTATCTTAGTACAAACACTTCCTAATTCTTCTTTTAAATCAGACATTGACTTTTTATATTTAGCTCCTGCAGTAACTTGGTCATCAGACATTACTTAGCCCAATTCATTAGCTCGTCCTTTTAATTCTTTGATACCTTTAGCACCTTTATTAAGAATTGGAAGTAATTCCTGATAACTACCTCCAAAAAGTTTTTGAGCAAGTATATTTCTTTCTGTAATATCTTTCATACTTGCCAATTTAGTAACTGATTCTTGGAATAGGTCACCACTACTTCTTAATTTGCCTCCAGCACCTTCTATATTTACACCTAATTCTTTAAATGCTTCCTTAGCTTTTTTGTTTTCGTCATCTGCTTTTCCCATTGTTATTCCAAGTTTATTAATTGCACTCGTCATCGTCTCTGTAGAGCTGCCTGCCTTTTGGAATACATAAGACCATTCCTGCGTATCTTTTAGGCTCATTTGAGTTTGTGTGCTTAATTTTTTAACAGATGCAGCTGTATTAGCAGATTTTTCTCCTAAAGCAACCAATGCCCCTGCACCTGCTGCTACACCAGTTCCAATAGCAAGTAGTGTTTTGCCGACTTTATTTGCTACATCAGTAACCTTACTTAGCCCGCCTTTTGCTGTATTATCAGCTTTTTTATCAATGTTGCTCATAGCATCTAAAGCCTGCTTATCATCTATTAGGATTGAACCGAAGAGCTTAAATATTTCCACTTATTTGCCCTCCTCTCTCTAATTTTTTACGAATTTCTAAAACATCATTTAAAATATCTTCATCTTTAATATTTACTGTTTTAACTGGCATTAGCTTAGCCTTGTAATCATCAAAATTTATAAAGTTTTCTTTGTCCATGTTTGGATATATAGCAAGCCACATTTTGAAAACTGTTTCTTCGTTTGTCTTATAATAAGCTTTATTAATTAGTTCTATAGCTGTTTTCCAGTCTGTATTTTCTATATAATTTAAACTTCCATAACGTGCAAGCAGTAGGTCAATAATTTCGATAAAGTCTATTGACCTACTGCTTTGAAAAAACTTTCAATTTCTGGAACACTCTTAATCTCATTTATAACGCTTAAATATTCAATTATAGACTTTTCTCCAAATTCTTTTCCACTACAGCCTACTAAGCTACCTAGAAATTCGTTTATTTCTTCTTGTGCCATATGTGTCTTTTCAAGCAAATTTTTAAATATTTCTATCCCTATTTGCTGTTGATTCTTACCATCAACTTCAATATTTTTCACATCTAAATCTATTTTTTTAAGTATCTTAGATAATTTAAATAAATCGTTTCCTACTAACTTTCTCATTGTTACCCTCCTAAAATAAAAATAGGAGCCATAATTGACTCCTAACTTGCAAATATTATATCCCATGGTTCTGTAGTTCTTGCTGCTTCGTCATATGTTGCTGTGTATGTAAGTGAACTTATAACTTCTTCTTTAAATTTCATTTCCCAATCAAATTTTTCCAAATTAATCGCATTGTGTAGTGTTATTATTACTGCTTTACCATCTTTAGTTTTCCCAGTCCACTTTACATCAAAGTAGTCAGTGTCTGCAATAGATGTAGTACCTGTAATTTTCTTTCCCGCTACTGGAGTTGTAACATCACTTATCTGAATTGCTGGCATATAAGATGCAAAAGATTCTGGGATTATGGTTAGTGCGTTAATCGTAAGCTTTGCTACGCTTCCGTATTTTACTATTCTGCCTTTTACAGCACCGTAGTCTCCATCGGCTTCAATTTGTTTGTATTCTCTATTGATTTCTAGCTTACCGCCACCTTTGCACAGCGCTACGTCAACACCGTTAATGCTGAAAACACCGTAACCTAGAACTATCGCATTATTTGTTGTTCCTGCCATATATATAACCTCCTAAATTTAAAAATATGTTTGTATTGTATATCTCAATTGTCTTCTCTTGTATTCAATATTTGTATCAAAAACTGGTTGTCTACTTTCTAGGAAAAAAGTAGGCTTAACTAATTCATTTGGTCTATTACTCATATCCAAAACTTTATCAATGTTATCACATAAGGTTTCTATTTGCGTAGCATCTCTGTTTTTATCCCATACATCTAATGTCAATGTTGCATCGTATCTTAATTCATTTTTGATTACAGATAACTCGTAAACTATATAAGGATAAACTGCATCACTTGGAGCAGTATCTTGATAAACTCTAGGATGGACTTCATGTAAAGCATTTACAATAATTTTCAATAACTCAATTGTATTCAATCTTTTCCACCATCCTTTTCATTCAATTCTGCATATGTAGCTTTGACAAGTTCTATTATTGTATTAATATTTTTCATTACTGTAGGTAAAATAAAAGGTTCCTTTCTGCCCCTTGTACTGCTATCCCCTAGTTCAAGGAATTGTGCATAGAAAGCTTTGGAACCTATTTGTAAATCTTTTTCTATTTTTCTTGCCCAATAAGATATAGATTTTCTAAGTCTTCCTGGACTTATTTCTATTTGAGTGCCATCTGCTTTAGTTATTTTTCTGGATTTTTTACTTCTTGGTGTTGCAGATTTTATTTGATTTACCAAAAATTGACCAATAATATTTAATGCCTTTTGTGGTTTTGCTGATATTTTTTCTTTTGCTAATTGAACTCTATTTTCGTATGTTAGCTTTGATTTTTTAGCCATTACAACCACCCACAGCTTAACTCTTTTTTATCCAAGCCTTTTTGATAAGTCCTTAATATCTGGTATTCCTTATCATTCCATTTAACCTTTAATTCACCTTGATAGTCTTCAGTATTAATTTCAAAGATAACCTCTGGTTTCATATTTACCGCTTGTGCAAGATAAAATTCTTTTTGCCCTACACTTTTTCTATTAGCAAATACTTCTCTATATACTTTATCTTCTATTGCGTTACCTATTTCATTTGTTGTCGTATTGATGCTAATTAGTTGTATTACCTCACTAGATAGCATTATAATCACCTGCCAAAGACAAATGCATTTTTAACATATTATAAGCTTGTTGTAATCTTTCTGCTTCGGAATTATCCCATCCAAAATTAGCCTTACAATATGTAATAATTGCTCTTTTAATTAATGCATCATTTTCCTCATCTATATTTATTATTCCTGCAAGTGCCAAATCAAGCTTACAGGCATCTATCAAGGTTTGTATTTCTTCATTATAGGCTGTATTTTTAATTCTGAGCGCTAATTTAACTTCATCAAACAATTTTTCCACCCCCATATAAGGGAAAAAGGATGGAATTAACCACCCTTTTCACAGTATATTAATATTAAGTTGCTGACCTAGTAGCCTTTACGAATGCTTCTTTTAACAATACTTTACCATCAAGAATTGAAGTTGCTTTGTAATCTACAAGATTCTTTGCAAAACTTGACTCTAATGATTTTTCTACCATAATACCCTGTTGGAAGTTCATTTGATAGTAAGATAAATCACCGAAAATTAAAGTATCGTCTGGCACATAGTCGTCTAAGATTGCAGGATAGCCTAGTATTCTATAATTTATTGGCGCAGTTGGGTCAAGTTGGAATATAGGTCTTCCATAATTGTCTACGCATCCTGCTATATCTGAGAACATAAGCTTTCTATTAACAACTACACATGCATTTTGATGATACATAGTAGGAAGAGTTGAGAATATTTTTAAGAAATCACTATACTTTGCACCTGCTTTTGTAAAAGTTACAGAATTAGTGCCATCAAATGCTCCTACAGATGAATCTAAAAGTCCACTTGGTTGTGTGTTTGCTGAACCAGTTCCATTTAAAATTCCGTTTTCTATAGCAACAGCCATTCTCTTTACAATCTCATCAACTATAAAGTTTTCAAAGGCATCTATAGTCATTAATAAAGCAGCTTTAGAAATCTGAATTAATCTAATTAACTCGAATCCTGCAAAAGTAACCTTAACTATAGATTCATCCTTGCCGTTTGCAGATGTTCCTTCCTGGTGCCAATCTGCACTTTGTAAAGAACTTTGCACTGTAACGCTAAGATTGCCAGGCACATATGTAACTTTAATCTTGGGTAGCAATACAGATGTCTGATATAACTTTCTTATAATTAAATCTAATGTAGTAGTTGGAACAGCATTACCTGCGCTTGCACCTGCGCCTGTTGGGTCTGTTACCATTGCTCTTGTTTCTATATCGTTTAATTTCTCACCTCTAAGGCTCTTTAAAAATGCACTTCTATATTCAGGAGTTGCTATTCTCTCATCCTTTGTCATTACTTCGAATTTTCTTTCTTCAACTTTGTTATTTTCCATAGTTTTCTCTACCTTCCTCACTTCTAAATTTTGTAGATTTTGACTTATTGACAATTTTTCATTTATACTTCTTTCTTCAAGTTCTAACGCTTCTAACTTTGTCTTTACCTCATCAAGGTTCACTTCCTCATTGGATTCGAGCTTGTTTCTAATCTCAAGCTTTTCATCTTTAATTTCTTGCAATCTTTTTTCTAACATAATTAACCTCCTAAAATTTTGACTTTAACTTTCTTTGACTTTAAAAAATATATATTCCTTTGCCACACTCTCTCCAGAGTTTTAAACGGACTCTCCAGTACATCTAAAAAGGCAATAAAAAAACACCTTTGTATGGTGTAATTTTTACAGATATGTTTTTAACAATAATTTGCGTTTTAAAGCTTCTTTCTCAAGTTGTTTTCTTATTTCTTCTTGCGATTCAAAATAACCTCTAGCAGAAATCGAAGTAGTATCATAAGCAGGCAAATCTACTGCCGATACATCAAACAATTTTTCTATTGCTGTAATGATTCTTGTTCTTGTCTTTACATCATAATTATCTCCCTCAGGTGCAACTACAAAAGCAAAACTCATTTTGTCTATATCACCACGTTTAATTAGTTGATACAAGTCATTCCCTGTTGTTGTATTGGCTAAATTCGCTCTAATAAATAAACCCTTATCATCAACACTTAGCTGTAATGTTTTATTTCTAGTTCTCGCCATAACCATGACATCATCAGAGTGATTATATTTGAATGGAACATCTGACATATCACAATTATCAAGTGCGTGTTTATCTATAACTTCGTAATATTCAATTCCTGCACTATCCGTAAAGATTACTGTAGGCTCATTGAAAATTACTGCGTACCCCTCAACTATCATGTCGTTTCCTTCATTTGCTGTTAAATCACTTTTAATTCTCAGTTCCGCTAACCTTATTTCCTTCTTGGTCTTCTCCATTGTCATCTTCCACCTCACTTTCTATTGAATTTTTATCGTCTTTGACATCAGTTAATGTATTTTTATTAGTAATGCCTAATTGATACTCTTCGGCTTTATCAATATCTACGTAATTTAAACTCATCAACCTCTTATCTCCATCTTCAACATTTGGAAGATTAAATATTTCTCTGGCTTCATTGAGTGTCAATAATCCAACTGGTATTAATTGTTGTATCATGCTAATTTTACTTGCTGTAGACATATAACTAAAATGATTAGCTTGAAAAACAACTTTGTTCCCAAAACCTTTTTCACGCTCAGTAAATAGCTTTTCAGTAAATTCTTGCGATAGCTGGATTGCAATAGGTTGAATTACATTTTCGTAAAAGGCTTGATATTGAGACTCTGTAAAATTACTTGTTACAAGTGCTTCATTAACACCGTAGTAATGATATACTGCATCCCTAATTATGTGAATTGTCTTATCGTCTATTAAAGTTGTCTTTAATTCTAACGGAACAAAATCTGCTTTACTATCTAGTGCTGCTATACCACCATTATTGTTTATATTTAAGTAGTCATTTATAAATCTATCTTTTTCTTTTTGTAAGTCTTCAGGCTTTAACATAGATTGAGTATACTTAATTATTCCCCTTAAGTTAGCACTCGATTTAATGCTATTAACTATTCCATCATTCACCGTTTGTATAACTTTCAATAGAGAATCTAAAGCCTTGTTGTTATTACTTCCAAAGAAATCACTATCTTGGAAGTATCTTCTAATATGTATCATATCTACATAGGGTAATGTAATAACCTGAGCATTTCTAAAGGTAAACTTACAGTACATCTCTCCACTAACATCTAGTAGTTCCATGTATTGGTACTGTATATTGTACAATCCTACAAGTTGCCCTAAATTATTATATCTGCAATACACAAAAGCATTGTTGTGTATTAATAGCTGTGTTGTTATTTTATATAGAAAATCATATGTAGTTTCATACTGATTAGGTCTGTTTTGAAGCATGTAATCCAACGTTGAATTAGTTGGCATAACATTATTCCCATCAACTCTTACATGACTAACTTTCAATTTCGCTACGTTAGAAGCTATTGTATGGACTGCACTTCTTACAATATCAGAATCCCAAATATCGCCTGAGAAATTATAAAATATGGGTACATAATCATTTAATAATCTAAACTGTGTACTATTTGCAGATTGTTGCACCCTTCGCCCATCATCATTTAAACCAAAAAATGATTTAAATAAGTTTCTTCTTTCTTTTGCCACTTTTTCACCTCCCTAATAAATCATTCTCCTAATAAAACTTTGTAATCTGCCATGTTTTCAAAATATACTGTATATGCATCCAACAAACTAACTGCCCCATCTATTCTTGCCCTTTGATTCTTACCTTTTATAGGTCTTATATTGTCGTTTTCATCAACTTTAACCGATGTATTGGTTAAACACCATTTTAAGATAGGATTATTGTTAAAATTAATTCTCTTACCACGCAAATCAGCCTCTAACTCTTTCATCGGCTGGCTAAGTGTTCTTGCTCCTTGTCTTACTTCTTTCATTTCAAAGCCTGCGTCCTTCATCTCTTGTATCCAATAAGTAGAACTCCAAGGGTCATAACCAACCCAAAGTGGACGAATATCAAAGTCTTGGAACATCTTAATAAACCATGCTGTAACATCAGAATAATTTACTTTATTTCCTTGGCATAAGGTTATTAATCCTCTATCGTGCCATAAATCGTACGGGATTTTATCTTCATTCACTTTTCTATCAAGATATTCTTCAGGTATAAAGTATTGTTGCAATGCATATAACTTCTGATTCTTTCTAATAAGTAGAGTTGCACAGGTCAAATCTGTTGTACTAGAAAGGTCAACCCCACCAATTGCATATGAATCCATAATATCTTCCATAGAGAATGTTTCTTCATTATTTACATCATCAAAATTAAGCCAAGACTCCCCATTAGTTCCTCTTATATTAAAATCTTTACATAGTAGATTTTTAACTAATGCAGAATTTGCTTTTGCTTTATTTACTTTAGCTTCTAATTGTTCTATTTTTTTAATAGTTCCTAAACCTGGATTAGCTTTATACCAACATTCTTCTTTTACCCATTCATCTCTACTATCTAATTCATATATTATTGGAAGTAGTTTCTCGTCTTTGTAACCTTCAGAATCATCATAACCATTTATTACTCTTTCAGCTTCTTCATACTTTAAATCGTAAACACATTCTCGAACAGTCCCTGCTGTAGTAGTTATAAATATCATGGGTTGCTCTCTTGCGGAAGTACCATCAACTATAACGTCATAAAGGTTTTTATCTGTCCATGCGTGTATTTCATCAAGCAAAGCCCCATGAACATTCAAACCATCTAATGTATCACTATCACTTCCGAGGGGTTTAAAAAAAGAATCGTTAAAATCACTTACCATCTCTCCAACTAAAGGTTTTATCCTTTTTAAAAGTGATGGGGATTTCTTAACCATTCTTTTAGCTTCTAACCATATTATTTTTGCCTGGTCTTTCTTTGTTGCTGCTGCAAAAATTTCTGCTCCAGGTTCTCCATCTGCAATTTGCAAATATAATCCTATTGCTGCTGCTAAAGTTGACTTACCGTTTTTACGGGCTACAATTAATAAAATTTCAGAAAATTTTCTTGTACCATCAATCTTATGTATAAATCCAAATGCGGAAGCAACTAATGCTTTTTGCCACAATTCCATAATAAAAGGCTTACCACCCATTTTACCTTTACTATGTTTACAATAATTTTCGATAAACTCTAGTGCATGATTAGCTTTTTTACAATTGTATTCATATTCACTATTGGGATTATTAATTATTTTTATAAGTTCCTTGTATACTTTATAAATCTTTAAACATACTTTACTACGATTGTTTTGAATCCATTCCCAATATTCTAATATCGGATTATAAGTTTCTTCATAAACTATTTTTCTTACTGTTGTACTCTTCATTTGTTAATCACGAACTCTTCGAATCCATCATCCTCAGTGGTTTTGGTTTGCTTTGGTAATAAATCTGTAAGTTGCTTCATTATTGTCATATGATTTTTTAACATAGTATTGTATAATTCAACCTCACTACATTTTTTAATTCCAAATTGAGTTGCTCCATTTTTGTACTTTTCAGTATATCCCTTTACATTTATTATATCTTGGAGTTCCGCAAGACTTATAGACATAAAAGCAGCATTTTCAATTAATGTACTAACAGCCTTTTTAGTTTTTATTTCTATTTTGTTAAATAATTTATTAAGTCTTTTTATTTCTTCTTTAATTTTTTCTTCTTTAGTTAATTCCTTATTATTTTTGTCTTTGCTCATAAAATCACCTCATTTTTACTACACCACCCCATAAAACTATTTGTGTGTTTTTTGAAAGTTCGGCCGTCGGTTTGCAAGTAATCGTACCAAAAATCAAGCATGGGGGGATTAAATGCGAATTATTTTTAAAACAACTTACAACTATTACACAATTTATTTTTTAATCAGGTTTCCATCCTCATCAAACATAACTTCATTATTCGTATTACACTTACTCATATGTTCTTTGTTATGACAGTCCTGACACAACAACTCTAGGTTATCCCAGTTCAACGTAACGTTAGCATCATGTACATTCTGTTGTGTAATCCTAACCTTATGATGTACTATTAATCCAGCACCACCACATCTCTCACATAGTCCATGTTTGTATCTAAAGAAACTATTCCTACACTTCCGCCATTCTTTTGATTCATAGAACCATTTAGCAAATGCTTGTGCCATATTAATAACTCCAAATATCTTCTGTGAGAACACTTATCTGCCCGCATTCTTCTTTTGCTTGTATCAATAAATCACTTATATTGCTATTAAAATTATGAATTGTTAAATCTGTTACTATCAAACAATCCTCTGTTGTAAATTTATAAACGTAATGTTTATTAGTCTCTAGTGGAATAGTAATTATTTCTATATCTGTATCCTCTAATACACTTCGTATTTTCTTAAAATGGAAAATATCATCTAATACAAAAACCCTTTTAATGTTTCTTAATCTAATATTTCTAACAAATCTATCTAGTGTTTTTAACATAATATCCCCCTTCCTTTACTTTGACCATCCCTGACCTTTGTTAATAAATAAAAAAGACTGGAATAACCCAGCCTTTAATCTATTCTTTATTCTTTTTAAACCTGATATAAAATACCATATATATAATTAAACTAATTAATAAACTTACCATTCCAACAGGTAATAATAGTATTAATAATCCCTTTGTAGCAGTTCCTATAAATCCTAAAATCATTATTAAGAAACTAATTAACATCCAATTACTAACCCATAAAGGAAGCCATTTACTTTTAGGTTTTGTTGTAGAATCATAAACTAAATTTTTATCTAGCATTTTATTTTCTTCAGCCTTTGAATTACTATTTAATTTATGTTGCTCTGTATAATATACCCCTGTCCCTGGAACTCCTATACTTTTTCTGACAACACCCTTATTGTTTATGCTAACTCTAGCACCTTTAATTCCTGTACTTACAGATATACCACTTTTGCTCAAATTAAGTCTTGTATGTTTACTTAATTTAATACTTCTTCTAATTCTCAAACCCACTTTATACCACCTCTTAGAAATATTATAGCACTTTAATTAAGGCAAAAAAAGTAATATATTTGTCTTTTAATCAATTTTTATTTTTTCATTTTCTTTAATTGGGTCAATTTCTTTTTCGTGTATATTAAAAGAAGTAAATTTATCTTCATTAACCATATTTAAAACATTTAAACACAATTCCCAAAATCCAAGTACAGTAGTCTTTTGGAAAGAATTCTTTGATGTAATTATTATAAGATATAAAGCAACTGTAGCACTTAGAAACGAATAATATTGTACTAATTTGAAATCATTAAGTGAATTACTGCTAGAAAACTTTTTAATAGAATCAGATAAAAAATAACCAATAAATGCAAATATAAAGCCAATAAATGGAACTAACTCTACCTTAACATTTTTATATTCTGATATCTTATCCTTTATAATATTTTCTTTAAGTAACTTTTCTTCTTGTTTCATAATATTAAAATGATTAATCATTAACCTTTGCAGTGCCTCATAATTAACTTTAGTATAATGCGGAACTTCAGCATCAAAAAAATCAGCATACAACTTACAATACTTGTCAAACTTCCACTTATTAATATTAAACAATGAATATCACCTCGATATATCCATATTCGACATATTAAGGTAAAATCCTTCAATAATAAAAAACACCTAATTTAATAGGTGCTTAGTTTTCAATAATAACATTCCCTTTTTCCAGTGCTTCATAGAGTTCTTCTAATGTGCAATAATACTTATAGGAAATTTTAAACTCTATACTGTTGAAATCTAATCCATAGAAACGTCTAATTTTTGATTTAAATTCTTCTATTTTATAAGTAGCATCTTTAGAATTTAATCTACCATATTCCTTCATATTAGTAAAGTAAATTGTTAAATCATATTTCATCTACTCATCTTTTTTCAACAACTTTATGTCCTCAACTATATTTTTCATTGTACTCCATGCAATATTTATTTTACCCTTTATTGAACTAAAGTTCTTACCCTTATATGAAACAACATAATCAAAAGGAAATATTGGTATTATTTCAATTTTATTATCTACTTGATTATGAAATAAATAAATCGATTCCTGTTCAGTTAATTTCCATCTTTCCTTGATTACATCGCTAAAGTTATAATTACTTATATCTTGATATTTTATTTCAAATATAGAACTCATTTTTCTCATCCTCTCACAAATTATTACAATTATTATACCACTACTTGTACAAATTTGAAACAATTTGTAATTTTAATGGAACTCTATTTCTTTTTCCTAAACATCTTCTTAGCAGCCTTGCAAACTTTATATATGGCTCCTACAACATCCATTATAGAAAGCATATTAATTTCCACATTCCAATTGCCGTTTGTTTGGTTTGAACTAGGCTTTGCTTGTTTAGAACATGCTTCCGTTTCTATTGTAGTTGCAACTTCATCATATGTATTTTTAGAATTATTTTTGAAATCTTCATCTAAATCATTTATTGTATCGATACCTAGCAATAATATTGCCTTCGTAGCTGCATTTTTTATTCTAAAATATCTATATACGAGCATATCTAAAACGATAAGAGCTGCAATTAAGATTCCATACATAAATAATGGGTCACTAAATTTATTTTCAAAAAACATCTTTTTGAAATCATTAAATTCTTTATCATAATCTTGAGCTATTTTTTTTACCTCTTCTTTTTTATTATTCAATTCTGGAGAATTAACATTACTGCTTGAGCTTATCTCAATAACATTACTCATTATTAATTGGTACTTAGAAAACAAATTTTGTGTAAGAAAACTTGTGTAAAATGCATATAACGCTATGAATATTGTTATAATTATCGACATTGCTGAGAACAAATGGTTTGAATAGTCTATATATGTACTTCCATTGTATCTTAGGTTCAGTAGCTTTTTCTTCATTTTTCGTTTTTCAGGTGAATCATACTCTTTTGAATAAAATCCAGCTAACTCAGTAATAATATCTTCTTCACTTCTAATTTCTTTATTTATTTTAATTTCTTTACCTAGAGCTTCAATCATCTTTGATTTATATAACTTATTGTCGTCAAAAATCTTCATTTATACACTTCCTCTCAAGTACATATCTATATTTATCGAGAGGAACAAATAAAACTTTACCATTAATTTCATATAAATAAAAAGAGCCTTGTTACAGGCTCTCAGACTAATTTGCAAAACTAGTATGTTTAACTCTCCATTTTTCTAAAGCTATTCCAACCCAGAAAGCATAAATTCCGATAGTTACTATACATAGTAACCACCATTTAATCCAATTTCCAAATAAGCCAATAGCAGTCCCATCAAATTTTAATCTTCTACCATTAATAACAGTATGCTCTATTTTCCACTTATAGCTCATACACATTGCCCATGGTAAGCATATTCCTATAGTACAAACAGTAACTAAAAATCCCAGTATATTTATACCTATTAAAGAAAGAATACCTCCATCAAAATAGGACTCTGAATTAATACTAGTGTTAATATTTACGTTTACAACTGGTTGCATAATACTACCCCTTTCGAATTATAATTGCAGTATTCTAATTCTATAAAAAGGGTTATTTTCCTCTATTTGTCGAATAAAAAGAGTACCTTTTAAGATACTCTTAACTAACTTAGATCTATAGATTTTCTCACCATCAACCCAAACCCTGTTTTACAACCTTAATGAATGATGTAGAATTAACTGATAATTAACAATTATTTTATTAATAGTAATTATACATTATATCAATTTCTGCTGTTTTTTCATCTAAGTCCAAAGTTTTATTCTTAACTTTATATCGACTATAAATACCTGTATCGAAATCCTTGTCATCAAATGTGCTCTTATCTTTCTCTTCTAATTCCAAACAGAAAAAATTAACATCATTTTGAAGTATTAATAATAATGATTCAAAATCCATGTCTACCTCTACTGTACATGAATCTTTAACTTTAAATTTCTCGTTTTTAATTTCTACAAAATCACTCGGTAAATTGAACGTTACTTTCCATTTTTGCATACTCGTTCACCATCCTTAATAAATTCTTTAAATACAAAATTCCATATTAGATAGTGAATTTCCTTCTTTTGTCGAACTATTTATTTTCTACCTGTTTCTTATAATCTCCAATAACCATTTCTTGTGCCTTAACCAATTGTTCTAAACTATATATTCTTAAATCCTTAATTCCTATCTGCAAATCCTTATATGTATCTTCTTTAACTACTTCAACCTCGTTAACCCCTTCTATTACATTCCACATCAGGACACATGAAATAATATATCCTAACACTCCTATCTTTTCTATACCTATGAAATAACAAACAATTCCTAAGGCTATTAAATTAAATGCCCTGTAAATATAATTACTCATCTTCATCCACCCTTTCATATTCATAATTCTTACTCATATTTTTTAAGAACCTCAATATCTTATTAAACTTAACTAAATCCACATTGAGCCTATCCCCTTTGGATACAGCACTCTTATATTTGTTGTAAGCTTCTCTATTGTAGTCTGTGTCTTCAAAGCTCCACATCTTTAAACCTGTTTCATTATGAACTATATCTACATGTTGTCTATTGGAGTAACAAAGGTATGCTGCACAATTACAGCTACGTGTACAGATCCTATTCTCAAACATTTATAACTCCTCCTCTTCTTATTAATTAAAAAGGGTTCTACATTCGTGTAGAACCCTTGCATAACTTCTTTAATATGTATTAAAATAATATTGTTCATTATTACATTGGAACACTTTGCAAAGTGTTCATGGAGGTTGTATCTATTGCAGTAGGTACAACTTTTTCTCCTTTATACCAATCTGGTTTAATTGGCTCTAAATATATAAACCTATCTAGTCCAATTCTACTTATATATCCTTGTTTTATTAGTCCTTTGTAATGCTTTATTATTTCTCTAGGTTTCATATCAGTGTTTTTATTTATCCATAGTATTTCGCAAATAATTTTCTCATTATATATACTACGTGGGTTTCTACTACCTATATTCGCATATCTCCTTTTAACTGTTGAAGACTCATCTTTATTGCTACTATGTTTCTTAACTTTCTTTTGAACATTACAACATGTTTTCCCATACATATGTATATAAAATTCCTCTAACACAGACAATGCTTCTTGTAACGCTTCTTTCTGCGCTGGCGAATATGCATTAACTACTGCGTTGCTTTCAGATTCCTTTATTACCTCAAATACTAATTCACCCATATCATAATATTTTTGTAATATGCACTTATTAGTATCGTAATATAAACCTCTTTTTAAAAAATATAAGTGTCTACTTAAACAATCATTCATTTGTCCAGAGCCTACATAAAGATAATCTTCACATGGCTTGCTACTAGATAACCTAAATCCATAACATCCCCAAGAATAAATATTTCCTTCGACCTTTTTTAATTTGCTTTCCATAATATTCTCCTTTTGCTTTTTTGGTAAAGACATAACCTTAAATTTTTATATATAAAAAAGAGGCTATTAGCATCAGCCATAACCTCCAATTACCAAATGAACTATCTCCTTTTTATTAACTTTTACGATTCTCCTTTATATTCATTTTCGAATCTCTTCTTCTCCTTTTTATTCACCATCATAAAGTAAAATCAACGTTATTCTTCTCCTTTTAATTAGGAATTTACAATAAGACTCTCCTTTTTATTTAATAATCTTCAAATAAAGAAAAGAGATTCTCCTTTTTATCCTTAATTAACATATCGTGAAGTACGATTAGACGGGTCGGCAAATCGAAGGGTCAAATTTGACACGCAGTATAGAGGTCACTCTCTCCTTTGCCATGTAGAACGCATTGCCCCTCTAAAAAACAATTTTAATTTTTTATAAAAATCACTTTACAACGCACTTATTTAGGTATAGAATATAATTAGGGTAATTATAAATATTTTTTATAAAAAATAATAAAAATAAATCAATAAACCTATTGACATACTATTTCAATGTATGTTATTATTAAAAGTTATAATATTATATGTGTAAAAAATTTTGAGTATATATACCGAGAGAACAACTCTTTTACAAGTTGTTCTCCCTTGATATACACTTACTATAGTTAGTTATATCCTAGAGAAAGATTATTACTACTCTTTACTCTCTCTCCTATAGAGGTGTCATCTATACTATTCAAACCCTTATAACAATTCACTTCTGCAAAAAAATCGGTATGAATTTTAGCATTTTTCCACCACAAATTCCAAGTTATACAATTTTATAATTTCTTCTGAATCTACATTTCTGTTTTTAAGCTTTAAGGTTTCTATTGGTTCTTTTTGCTCCTCAAATAGTTTTAAAAACTCTTCTCTATGTGCTTTAAACAGAATACTTAATAAAGACCTTCCCATACCAAAAATTTCATATTGCTTTGTTTCGTCAACTTCTTTTCCCTCAGCCTTTTTCTTATCATTTCTAATTTTTATAACTTCTTGGGTTTCGTTATCCAAATCTCTTATAATTCTTTTTATATCTTCTGCTTTTACCTTTAAATCTGATATTTGTTTTATATATGCCTTTTTCTTTTCCAAAGCATCCTTATATTTTTTTGTATTTATTTTTTTCACTTCTTCCTCTGAGGAACCTTCTGTAACATCCTTGCTCCAAATTTCACTAACTTCTTTTTTATATGCTTTTACAGTATCCAATATATTTTTAACTCTGTTTTTATTACATTTGCTAGTTAATATTTTAGTCTCTGTTTGGAACATCTTAGAGAATGTAGTTATATCCATTGTTTTAGTTGCTTTAATCTTTTTAAACTCTTTATTTACTATATCTTCCAAGAAACACATTGTACTTTTATAAGTTATAAAGTCAATATTTTTATTAGCTTCTTTAAGCAAGTCCTTTTTCTTTTTGTTGCCTGTAAATCGCATAAAATTAGGTTTAACTGTTTTAGTACAATATCCAATCAGATTATTTTCTTCAGCAAAGTATTTATAATCTTGTTCATCTGCTTTTAATTCAAGCATTTCTTCATATAGGGCAATCTGCTCTTCTGTAGCGACTTTACCTTCATTATTATAAAGTGTTGTTATTTTATATTTCTTTCTTAGTTCATTTAACTCTAAAACATTGTCAATACTAAATTCCTTTTTAGCCATATCTATTTCAATACAGCTCATAACATCTAGTTGTGCTATATCTGCATATAAGTCTTGTATTTCCTTGCTATCTATAGCTACACCATCATTAACCTTATCCCATAAATATGTATTTAAAATTTGAGATAGATTAATAATTTCTCCTATTTTATTAACGCTTGTTTTAATATCTAAATCTGCTTTATCTCGTGCAGTATTAACTCTATCTACCTTTTTTGCTTCTACTAAAGAAGTTGGAACTAAGAATTTATTATAGTTTTCCTTAATTTTAGCAATAAGCTGTCCATTATCGCTTAAAAGCATCTGGTCACTATCAAAATCGCATGATGATAATCTTTCCAAAATATTTTCCTTTCTAGAATTTAGACATACAATTTGTTTACTTAAATTAAAATATTTGTCCAATGACTTACACTCTACATTTTTAGCTATAAGCAGATTTCCCATAGTACAATGGGGTGACCTACTCCCTAATAACTCAATACCATATTTAAAATTAGTACAATGTATTTCCCCAGGATTCAAAACACTTTTGCCATTGAAATAATAAGGATTATTTTCCTCTTTTATAGTAGCCTTTAACATCTCTAGCCCATTCCCAAACAGAACTGAATAGTTACCCTCCACCAAACAATGACCTTTTCTAATTTCTTTTATAAAACTTTCCCTTATATCTCCTCTAAAATCTAAATACATTTGTGTTTTAGTAAATTTATCATTCAATTGCATCATGGTTAGGATAAAATCATCTGTAGAGTTAATATCATCTATTTCAACATCCTCATTTTTTAGTTTTAAATGGTTTCGCATAACTCTAGTATCATTCATCAGCTTGTCTAAATAATCCATACTAGGCTTTAAAAATTCAAGCGTTTCATCCCTATCAAATTGCACGGTATTTAAAAGTTGGTAATGTGTAGAAACGTATTTGCCCATTAAATGATGTGTAGGTTTATCGTATTTTACTATGCCCCAATTATCTTCTAATAGATTTAACCAATTTTCTAACAGACCGAACTTCTCATATTTAATGCAACTCTTAGTGCATATCATTTTTATATCTTTTATATCTTTAGCCATTGTTTGTCCATTTAATTGTGATATATCAGTTATGCCAGCATCCTCGAAGAATTGTTGTATATTAGTATTAAAACAAGCACCTTTAAACATTCTATTCCTTAACAACAACATTCCCTTATCTGCATACTTTCCATTAACCCATATAGTATCGTTATTTGGTGCAGTTCCAAAGATATTAGAATCTAATAAGCATTGTCCATCCCAAATATTATTATTAATTGTTACTGTATCTTTTGCAGTTTTTAATCTATCTTTTCCATCTACATTAACAATTTTAGTAGCCATTACTTCATCTTTAAAACTACTTATGTATTCATCAATAATCAATATATTTTCCTTACCTATGCCACTTATAGTATCTATTATTGAACTTGTTGTAAGTGCAATATATGCTTCTGTAGCAGCTAAATTAATCTTTATTCCTATGTCATGGCATATGTCCATATAACTCCAAGTCATTATTGGTTTATATAAATCTTCTCTTATAAAAAGGCACTTGCCCATTCTACTAGAGCCACTAGACCTTTTGAATCTAACATAGTGAACCTTTTTTTCTGCCTTATCTGTAACAAATGTTATATTAAACCCATTCTCATATAATTCATTTCTTAAATCAGTAGTTTTTACAATTGTTTTACCTTGTTCATCCTTAACACTATACTTAAATGTTACAGATATTACGCTGTCGGTATACTGTTTATTATCCTCAATGTAAAATTCATTTTTTCTAGTAGATAGTTCATTAATTTTAATTGCATCTTGCGAATAGTCTAATGTAGCTTTATATCTTTTATAATTACCCTTTTTAATCTTTACACCATTAAAAATATCCTTGGCTTCTAACTGTAAAATATTTGTATCTTTATTTTCCATAGCAAATCCCATCCTTTCAAAATCATAATTCATAACTAATTAGTCTGCTGACAGCTACTACCGCCTTCATAAAATCCTTTGTACCAAAGTCTTTTATTACGTTGGTTTGCCATCTTTAAATTTATCTGCGTTACGCTACGCTACACTTGAAAATTTAAATCTGTCAATTATAGAAATTTTGACCTTTTACACCCTTCAAACCATTGATATTACTAAGCTTACTGGCATTTCACTTGTTCCATTTGGGGAAAACTCGTATATCCCTATATAATAGACACAGGCTTTTTTCCCACTTAGGACAGATGAAAACCCCACAAGCGTTGATATGACTAGCTTAGAAGGCTCTCAAAGGTCTAATATTTCATGAGATACTTTGTTTTACTTCCCTTAATTGTTCCTATCGTATAGCGTTGCTCTTTAAAATAATTAATAATTGCTTCCGTTTGTATAAGTTTATTGAAGCTTTTTAAACCAATATCTAATATATCCATCACATCTTGGCATGTAATTCTTTTTTTATCCCATTCACTTTCAAGCCAATTTATAAGTTTTTCAGCCAAATTAACCACACCTTTCTTATTAATTTTCTCAAAATCTTCTTTTGCATATATATAAGTACCGTTATTTGTGTTATGTACAATATAATTATTAATTTCTAAGTCCTTTTTAAAGGTCTTCCAGTTTGCTTCCTTTTTATCAAACTGAACAATTGCATACTTATCAACTAAATAATCCTTATCAGCTTTAGTTAGCTTTTTTCCTAGAAATTTTTCTTCTAATTTTATACTTAAAAATGATTCCTTTAGCTGAATACCATTGAATATTTTTTCTCGGAATTGGTTATATTCAAGCACTTTGCCTTCCTCATCAACTATAGCCGTATAGACTAACTGCAATATATCGTGCCTTATTCTGTTCCTAGCTTGTATTTGTGTATCTTCATCCGTACTATCTATATAAACTAGCTGAACTCTTTCATCTCTTAGATTCCATCCTGTTTCATATCCTGAGTTAACTATTATTACATCTAAATCATCTGGCAACATACCTTTTTCCAATAACCCTTGTCTTACTTTAAGTTGATATTCATTCATTATGGGAATAATTTCACCATCTTCATTAACTTTAGTGTGGTTTAGACTGCATAGCCATTCAGCTTTATATCCATACTTTTCAAGCTGTTGCTTATACTTCTTACTCATCCTTATTGTATTGGTATATATAAATACTTTGTAATTGTGCTTATCTATAAAGTCCTTATATAGACACAATTTTTTAATTTCATTAATTATATATTTACATTCATGTTTTATTTTTTCTTTATATCTTCTTATTTTTTCTCTCTCATCTAGCCTAAAAACTGTATTAGTATTTAGATTTAACTCTCTAATACCGCTATATATTCTTCCAGTAGTTGCACTCAGACTTACAACTAGGATATCTTTTATAAGTGTAGGTACATACTCTATAACAGTTTTATATGGATTACCATTTTCATCATTATCGAATCTGTTTGCATATTTAAATAAGTTGTGCATTTCATCCATTATAATGGTTTCTAAGTGATTTAATATTATGTACCGGGAAGCATCTTGTTTTAGGAGCCACCCAAAAGCAGAATATGTAATTACTTTTACATAACCTATGTCATCGTTTAATATATCTTCAAAACTTTTATCTTTCATAGCTGTTATCAAGTCATTTTTCTCTAATATTTTTGTTATACCTTTGCTTTCTTGCAATATACTTGACATAAGCATATTGGTATCACACACATATAAGACTTTATTTAAGTTAGTTTTGTAATATCTCTTAGTGTTTTTAATTTGTTCCACATACTTATAAGATTCTTCCAAAAACTCTTTAAAAATAAATGTTGATTTTCCACAACCTGCAGGAGCATTTAATATATTAAGAACTCCTTTGTGGAACATTTTATTGTATTTAATCATAGCTTCATTTAGCCAAAGTCCTTTATTCATAACTATTCATAACCTCGCTTTCTTTGTAATTAGTGTTTTCTCTCTTTCCAAACTTGCATATAATTATCAAACGTCTTGTCTACTAAAAATAATATATACGCTTTACCTTCAAGACCTGTGCCTCGAACAACACATCCATTCTTAATTAAAAAATCTGCTTGGTACAGATTGAAAATTTTCAGTGTATTCATAATACACATACCTCCTTCGTATTAATTTGAGTGACCACAACTTTGTATTGTAGCCACTGAAAAATGCCACAAATTATCTTATAATCATTTCAAACAACTCATTTTGCACTTGTTTAATTTCTTCACTCTCGTTAAGCTTATATACAAGATGCATCCCCTGTTCATCCTGCTCGTCAAACTGTAGTAAAAGATATGTACCATTTTTAGTTTTAAATTCGCCTGTATAATCAATTATTAATTGCAAAATATCTTCTTTGCTTTCGACTTCTTTATCTGCTACACCATTAAATTTTATTGACTTCAGAGCTTTGCACATGTTGTCTTTGTCTACCTTAAAGCAGTTCCATTCAATAGTTTTATTAAATTCTTTTACATTTTGTTTTATTATTACTAATCTTAATACCTCGATATCTTGTTTGGTAAATAATGTTGTTTTCATAATTCATTCCTCCAAAAATTTAATTTTATTTTTATTATAAGATTTCCGATTTAAAACAAACAAAAAGAGTAAGCACAAAAAGCCTTATCTTTTTATGTTCAAAAAAAATAAAGCACGCTTACTCATATATATCATCCTCCTCTCTAAAGTAAATTTAATGGAAGAAGTTACCTTAGATAAGAAAGATATTATTTAGTTTTAGATTTAGAATGGTTGGATTTAGAGAACATTACTTTTAACTATTTGACTAAAGTAACTTCTCCCATATTTTTAATTCACATATTGTAATAATTATAGGTTTTTTGAGAAGTAAATTATACTTAACCAAGGTAACTTCTCCATTTCTTTTGATTACTCCCTTCATACGCTTTTACCCGCTTATTTTATTACAACTTATTGAACATATATTACCATCTTAAATCTAAAACCATAGCATGTCAATATTTTTCCAACTCTTAGTTTTACAGATATTGTTTAATTAGTTGCTCTAGGATTGTATTAACATTTGTATTGTTATTAACAGCCTTAGTCTTAATCTTTTGTAGCAAGTTGATATCTATTGTAGTAGTAAATTTAATCCTGTTATAATCGTAATTTTTGTCCTGTTTGTATCTACCCAATTTATTTACCTCCTGTTTTTATTTTTAAGTACTTACGTATTAAAAAAATATATATCTCCCTAAGAGACCATTCTATTATTTAAGACAAAAGTAGCTCAAACCATTGATATGACTTTGTTCTAGTTATATTTTAATGAAATCATATAATTTTATAAAAGACTACAAACTTAGTTGTATCAATGGTTTAAAGACATTTTTCTATTTGCGAGAATTATCATATCTTTTTCTTTGAAGTTTTCAATAGTTTTTACTATACCCATATACAAGGTAGATTTACATGCCTAAACTCATTGATATTACTAGTCTTATAAATCTACTTGACACCAAATTGCTCTATATATCATATACAAGGAATTAAGCTATTCCCTAAAGCATTGATTTTAGTAGGTTTATAAGGGTTGCAAAAAATTTTATGTTGCAAAAATACTCTCTTGCCTAAATGACTAAGGCAATCGTTAAAATACACCTTACAAACATAGTGTTTTCAACATATTTAAAATTGCACTTAAAAAAGTGTGTATATTTTTCTCCAGAAAAACCACTCTCTACAACACTTGATACAAGCCACTTCCAGAAAGCCACTTTTCAAACATCGCTCTAATTTCAATTTTAAAGCCCTTATCTTATCAGAGAGGTACTCTAGGTATCCTCAATTCAAACAAAGGCTTTTAGAGCTTATTTTCTCAACTTTTCTCTTAAATTTTAACTACAAAGTGCATCGAACTCAGCTTTGGTAAGCTGACTGCTTATAAGCACAGGTATTACCCCATCTATATATACAACAAATACATGCTCATCTCTTGATTGTGGTTTGTAATCGAAAGGCACAATATGACCTATACGCTTCTTTAGTTGTTCTCTTTTTACCTGCATAGTTAAAGACCTCCTTGTTAAATTAAAACTCTTCTATTAAAACTAAATCACCATTTTTTTTATGTAATTCAATATCTCCAAATCTAGTATCTATGTTCTTAATATCTTCAGCTACTATAATGAAGCATTGCTCTCCAAGTTCTTCATCAACCCCTGTTATTTTGATTACATCTCTTTGCAGTACGGTTTGTACATTTTCTAGGACTAGGATGTCGGTGTCACCACTGATTGATAAACTCCTCATAGATTTTAGTAGATTCATTAATTTACACATAATTTTATTCCCCCATCATTTTATTTTTTTGAGTTTGTTTATTGAAACTCTATAGTTATATATTACACTCTATAGTTTCAAATGTCAACACTATAATAAATATTTTTATTCATATTTGCATATATTGAAACTATATAGTATAATTAAGCCAAGAGGTGATAATATTGGGAGATATAAGAAATGAAATAAAAGCTTATATTGCTAAGAGCGGTTGGACTATAACGGACATTGTCAAAGAGATTAACAAGAGAAATGTAGATAATCCTGAATATAAAGAAACAACTTCTCAAAACCTAAGTAACAAGCTGAGCCGTGGCACTATTAAATATAGTGAAGCTAAAGAAATTGCTGACATTATAGGATACAAAATTGAATGGACGAAAAATTATTAAAGACAGAGGAATAAATCCTACTGTCTTTATAAATACTTTACTATTTCAGATAAAATATACAATTTAATAGTATGTTTATTACCGTCAAAATCTTCACATTCAAAGCTATAAATACCATTACCATTATCAAATGTATTTACTAATTTAACATAACGAGATAATTTATCAATAAAGTATTGAGAAAACTTGATAAAATCATCATTTTCATAATCCCAGCACAATAAATAATCAACATCGTCATGATTATGGTTATGTTTTGAAAAAGAAGCAAGTGATTTTTCAAATTCTAAAGTAAACATATTCTCACCGTTGGCAATAATACAATCCGGTGAGGAAACAGACGTTATTTGTCTAAACTCAATATCCAAAAAATTTTTTTGCCATAGCTGTGTAGCTATAACAATAACTTCATTCTCATATTCTGGTTCAAAACAAAATTTAATTCCTAATCTTTTTAAATCTTCATTTTCTATTCTTTTCTTAACTTTTTCTTTTCTCTTATTTTTAGCTTTTTTCTTATTGTTAGAAATTGAACTAATATTTTTTTTAGGAAAGTTTGTATCACTAATGCTTTGAGATTTATTACTTGATTCATCTGTATCTTTTTCTTTTTTGTTAGATGATATACCTTTTTGTGAATAGAAATTATTTGCTCTGTCTACAATATTCCTAATTTTTCCGATTATATTATTTGCTATATCTAAAGACAAACTTGAATCAGTCAATCCTGTCCTTTTTGCATTCAATCTCTCCCTTATTTCATTTGCAGTAATATACCCATATATTTTGTTATTGATAGAAATAGGACTTTTCATATCTTCTTTAATTCCTTCAAAGATATTCCAATCAATGATTCTGTCATCTATTTTTAAGAATATTCCTCTATACATTTCATTCTCTATTCTATCCTTTGTACAATATATTTCACCATGGAATTTTACATCATACAATTCAAAATCTATCTCTTCAGTATATGTATTTTTATCAACTTCAAATCTATTAATTTGTTTATCATTAATATATATTTTAAAGTTGCTACTTATCGGTAGAAAGGAAAGTTTATTTTCCAAAAAGTCAACAGGCTTATTTTTCTTTATTCCTGTATTAATTAAAACTGATTTCTTTACATAGCAACTCCTAATAAAAAAAACACAACCAGAATCATAATGTATAAATTCAGAATCTATTATCTGCTCAATTTCTGAAAATATAACACTATCATTTTCATATCTAATGCTCATATGCAATATTTTACCGTTATACTTACTATATATATCAATTAATTTTCCTATAGTAGCAAAAGCGATAAATGCAATTCCATATGCCCCAAGTTTTCTTCTATGAAATTTAGATGTATATACTTCTTCTATTTTATTACTTTTGCCAATTGTCCTTAATGATACTAATTCGTCATATGACATTCCATCTCCGTCACCTTTTAATTCTATCTCTTTAATGTACTCTTTTTCTGTTTCAATTTTTATCTTAACCTCTTCAGCGTCAGCATCATAAAAATTTGCAGCCATTTCCACTATATCACTTACCGGGTCATAGATGTTCTTATAAATAAGATTAATAATATTTTTATCATTGATTATATAACCATATCTCTCCATTAAACCTACCTCTTTTATTTTTATATATTAATTTATTGACAGTATTACTACATTTTATTCAGTCAAAATCCCATTAGAAGCGGTATTAATTTTTAAATCACCTTTTAAGACTTTTTCTTTTATTTCTTCATTGTTACTTTCTAATATTTTTTTACCTTTAGAATAGGTGTCATGTGAAACGCCTGCTTTTTTAGAAAGCTCATTACGAGTATGTACAGTTTCAACAGTTGTGGAAGATTTCTGCAACAACTGTTTTTGCTAATTCATCACGAGTGTGTATTGAGGGTGTGGCAGATTTCTGCAAAGGGCTATAGGGTTAGAAGATTTCTGCAAACCCTTTCAGCTTTGACAGTTTTGTCAAAACTAGTAAAATCAATACCTTCAACAAACTCATACTTTTCTATTCTTCTTTCAACTTTTGTATCTACACCTGATAAATTCTTAACTCCATTTGAATTCTAATCCGTTATTTTGTAACGTTATTAGCGAACTAAACTTCGGTAATAAAACATTCATTATGAATGTTTAAACCTTCTTGTATGCCCCGACCTAATCACCACTTACCCACATAATTAATCATCCTAATAGTTGTAAAATATCCCCCAGTTACCGACAAATTGTCGGCTATATGCAATTTTTTATATACTAACTTGCATAATTATAGAGTTAACATGTTGGTATTCCTTGATGTCATCGTAACTTGTTATCGCAGAAAAATTATGCAAAGCAAAAAAAACAGGAGTACGTATTTCTTACTCCTGTAAAGATAAAATTTATTTAGTTAATTCATTTTCAGAAACAATTGTTATATACGTGTTATCTGTTTGTGCTTCAAAGGATTTAATTAATTGAATAATTCGTTTAAAATCGTCAATACTAAGATGTGAAGACATAAGCATACAATAAATTTTATGACAATTATTTTTATAGTGTCTTATCTTATAATCATTAGCGTATTCTCCCAAGGATTCGCTTATAATTTTTTCTAAGTAGAGAATCTGTTCACGTTTGAGGTTTCCAGACTTCATTGCACCGTTGAACAGATTTTTACATTGTAAGTAGTATGGTTCTATTTCTTTTCTCTTAAGTATATCTTCTAATTCCATTTGTTGATTAAGCTTCTTTTCTTTAAGTGCCTTCATTTTTTCCTTACTCATGTTTTCGTACGCTTTCTCTTTAGTAAGTCGATGAAGCAGGTAAAAACTTGCCACTTTAATAAAGGCTAACCCTACAGTTCCAAGTACAGCATAAATTAGTAGTTTTGTTAGTAATTCTTCCATCTGTACATCATCCTTTCATAAATTTGTTTTTTACTTATTTTTTCGGAGGTTGCTGGACAGCATCATAGGTAAAAATATATAGAAAAAAAATAAGTAAACTATTAAATATATGGTTGGAATATGTATAAATCTATTATAGGCTATACTGATATGTTGAAATAACTATGTTAAGAGTTGAAGTATAATTTGTACTATAAACTCTATTGTTAATTTTCTATACCGTTGGATTCGTAGCCTAGAAGCCGCATTGTTAGGTGATTCCTAGACTACGATTAGTAATAAGGAATGAAAAATCAGAAATAAAGAATTAATAATATATTATTTAATCCAAAATCTTCTCTTTGAAGTTGTCCAATTTATCATTCAGATAAACAATGTCCAAGCTATCAGATTCATATTTTAAAGGACTCTCATCTATTGAAATTACTGCTATTAGGGGGAATACACCAAGGCAAACCTTTTGAAGTTCTTCAGTCTTGTATAACCTTTCATACAGCTGAAACTTAGATATTGAGGTAATATGTGTAAAGTCTATCTCTAGCAATATAAAGTATAAGTTACTTTCATATTCAAACTTAAATAACGCATCTGGTCTTATGAGGTCTTTCATAAATCTTGGTTGTCTTTTTACCTGTATATTAGAGCAACCATTAAGAACTAATAATGAATAGAACTCATTCACAAATAAATCATGCGAAGATACTTTATCATCAGTATAGTACACTTTCTCATCTGTAAGTTTGTTTTTATAACTCCTCAATAGTCCATAATCTTCAAGTTGCTTAAGTCTTACTCGTGCTCTATCATATCCAAATTTTGCTTCATTGAACCACATTCTATAAGCTTGGAATATGGTAACAGCTTTATTTTCCTCAAGAAACTTTAATATTTGTTTATCCCTAGGCATTAACACTTTCTCTCACCTCATTCAAAGATATTACTCCATTCTTCTTGCCCTTTTTAGGTGCTTTCATTTGTCCTACTGGTATCTTTTCTTCTTGCTTAATATAAGTAACTTCGGGAATAGTATCTCGGATTGATTTCCATTCTTCTTCGCTTGGTATGTGCCAACCGCCGCTTATAGCCGGCTTCTCTTTACTTGGTTCTTTACTACTTATAGCATCTGGAATAATTATTTCTGGGACGTACTTATTTAGTATTTTAAAGTATTCATCTATTGTCGGAGCCATAAACTTAACTAAACCCTCATTAGAGCTTGCGATAAATTCTTGAGGTTCTAAGTAAGCGGCATCATAAACATCAATAGCATTTTTACTGTCTATTTCTCCCCTCTGTTTAGCTGTAATTACTGTAAGCTGACTCTTAAGTTCACCATTACCACCTAGGTTAGCACTTGTAGTCCTTTGTGTTAAGCCTATGAAGTGTATCCCACAGCTTCTCCCTGCCTTGACAATCCGATTAAAAAACTCAAAATGCTCATTTTTTTCATTCATGAAGAAACTTATCTCCTCAGCTCCTATGATTATCCTTTTCATTCTCTTGTTAGGGAAATGTTTATTCCATTGGGATATGTTTTTTATACCAAGTTCTGTGAATTGTTTTGACCTTTTGTGTATTAGATTGCTTAATTTTTTTAGCATGATTAGAATTTCATTCTCGTTATCTGATGTGAATTTTACTGATGGGCAATTTCTAAATATATCAATTTCACCTTTCATGATTTGAAACAGATATATATCGATATCCTTTGAATTATAGTAAATCAGATTAGTTACTATGCTTGCAAACAAGAAACTTTTTCCTGAGCCTGTCATTCCAGCTATTAAGATATGGCTATTAGTATTTAAATCTAAGATATACTTTCTTCCGTCTAACTTATAACCTAAAAATATCTCATTTGCTTTAGTTTTTACTGGTTTATAATCAGATTTAAAAACATTTTTAATTATCTTAAGGGTAGCATAGTTTTCTAGCTTATCCTTCTCAAACTCACATATCGCACCTAGGTTTGTTTCTATTACTGGCTTGAGTTTAATTAAATCTCCAAAGCTAAGTCCATACGGTATTTTAACACAGCAACAAAATCCATATTGAGTAGGTATAATTTGAGTAAGTTCATAGGTTGCACTTTCTTCATCCTTATTTTTTACACCTGCACCAACCATTGCCGCCATCCATCTGTTTTCTAATTCATTCTCACTTTTATGAGTATAATTATACTTTGTCTTTCTGTATGCGTAAGTTGTAAGTCCCGCTATGACTAACTCTGTAATCATCTCCTGCCCCTCTCTTTAATCTTTCTCTCTAATATTTTTGAAGCAACTAAACCAGTTGGAGTTATGATAATAAAAAGCTTTACTGGGTCTACTAAAACAGGAAGTATAAAACTTTTAAATATTGTAATAAGAATTGTATCAAGTCCTCCTATCATTTGTTCTTCCTCCTAATAGCATCAATATTATAATTAATTATCAAGGTTAGAATTATAATAGAACCAGTATAAACAGCTACAACCAACTTTAAGTCCTCCTACAAACTAAATTATTTAATCTACTAATATACTATGAGCTATACTTTAGAAAGTTTCCTGTTTATGAAATTATTTTATGTTTAGAAATATATTTTATAAATAAAAAAGCACCTAATCTTCTAGGTACCAAATATCTTCTACTTTTCGATTAAGTGCTTTTGATATTTTTAATATTGTTTCAATATTACCTTGTTGTTTATTACTCTCTATCTGACTATACGTACTTAAACTAATTCCTATGATTTTAGAAAACTCACTTGAATTTTTCATGTATTCTCGCATTCTAATTTCCTTTAATCTATTTTTTACCCCCAATATAATCAACTCCCCTTTAGTGTCCATAATATGTATTATTCTACACAAAGGTTTATTTTTCCTTTTTATGTCAATAATTTTTATAGAGGTGAAAACATGGAAGATAAAATTAAATTTATTGAAGCCTGTGAAGTTCATATTAAAATAACTGAGGATAATGCTCCCAGAGTTCATGAGATATTGAGGGAACTTATTAAATTGAACGCTATTAGTAAATCAGATGGAGAATTTTTGTTGTGCGTGTGAATTATTATAATATTAGATTTTTATTCTTGATTAGTATTTATTTGTTTAGCACCGATGTCAGAATTTTATAGATGGTAAAGTCCTATAAGATATGTTATAAATGTCGTATTAGATTAAAAAAATAAAAATTATTACCTTTAATTTACAATCATTCTACTTCTGAACTGGTATTCTAACTGAACCTCAGTTAATTGCATATAAACAATAATAATTAAAATTAATTTTGGACATGACAAATAACCTTCTTGACTATCAATTTTTAAAAAGGTTATAATATTATTACGCTATTTAATTTTTAAAACTTCGGTTTTGGGGCTTATACAAAGGGGCTAAACTTTGTTAAGTCCTTTTTTCTTTTTTGTTTATTCAAGCAATTCTTCGTAAGTACAATTTGTACCATAGACTAATGCCTGCTCTAGCTTATTAAAATCATAATTTCTATGATTAATGTTCCAGTTACTTTGTTTACTAGATTTATTATTATTGATAGCTTTATTTTGAGTTTTGGAGCATGTTACAGCCTTTTTAATTGTATTAGCCACTCTTTCTCCTACTTGCTTAGTTCGTTTCTGTAAAAGCGTATATAGATTAGATGTTGAACCTCTTCTTCTAATAGAAATCAATCCTGCTTGTATTAATTCTCTCAAATATCTTTGTATAGTTCTTATACTTCTACCAAGACATACTGCTAAATATTTTTCGCTTGGATACACCTGTATTTTATCTCCATATGCCATACTTAAAAGTAAATTATGCAGACGATATGCACCATCAGATAATCTTATATTAGTTATAATGGAATTAGAAATAATTGTTTCCTGGTACATTAGTCGCGCCCTCCTCTTTTCATATTCTCTAAAGGGCTAAACCTCTGATATTTTTTTCTAAAATCTTCATCCATCAAGTCTAAATATGCTTTTTCCGTAACCGTAACGCTGCTATGACCTAAGATTTTTGAAAGTGTATAAATATCATTAGAAGTTATCAAAAAGCGTCGAGAAAAATTATTTCTCAAACTGTGAGGGGTTATACTTTTATTAATCTTTGCTTTTTTAATGTAAATTCTAAAATTTCTTTCAAAGTTGCTTACGCTCAATATACCATTAGTTCCCTTAGTAGGAAATAATAACTCTGATTCTTGAATAGTATCTTTAAACCTAATCCATCTTTGCAACAACCTAGCCATGGTTTGGCTATAGAATACCACTCTATCTTTACGACCTTTGTTTATTTCAGCAGGTACAAGAATAGTTCTTCTAGTAAAATCCACATCATTTATTGTTAAATTCAATGTTTCACTTAATCTCATACCGGTATCCATTATTAGATTGCAAATTATATAGTCTCTATACTGATGGAATTGAGTTATATCAATAGATTTTATTAGTCTGTTAAATTCTTCATCTGTTAATTGGTCTTTACTCTTCCTCTGCGTTTTTACAAATTTACAATTAGATACTGTATTTTCTTTAATTAATTTATTATCTTCTAGCCAATTAAAGAATACCTTTATATTCCTTAGATAATTATTCAGTGTTGCATCTGAAACAGCTTCACCGATATCAGGTCTCTTATCTATATTAGCTTTTATCATTCCATCTGTAGAAGCAACAAAACTATACTTCCCTCTTTCTTTAGTAAATAAAATGTATTCTTGTACTATGTCCTTATTAATCTTATTAATGTCAGTAATGCTCTTTTCTTCTTCCAAATAGTGCATAAATAACATCAAGGTCTGATTATAAGACTTAATAGTCTTAACAGATAAATTTTTGTAGCTACAATAATCTAAAAAATCCTGAATTGAGTCAACTATTTCTTTTGTTTTTTTGGTAACTCTTGGCAA